GGGCGTATTTTCTTACCCTTTCTCTTTTCGAGGACATCACTGATTTGAGCAATCCCTTGGCAAAGGATTTCAGCCCCGCTAGCAGTGCCGCCAAAGCCCTTGATAGGTGTTCCTTGACCACGGATGTTAATTGTGCTGTAGCTGAAGCTGCCGGGTTTATCTGAAAGGAACGCGGCTTTAAGAGTTTTACCAAGTAGCTTAACCCAACCTTCACGGCTATCAGGCACGATAAAGTCAGCGTCGGCAGTATCAAGACGGAAAGGGCTAGTAAAGTGTACGTTAACGATAGGGAGTTTTTCAACATTCTTTCTCTGTATGTTATAGCCAACACCACTACCCAGCATGAGTAAGTCCATAGCCCACGTAAAGGGGCGCACAGGGTCATCTACGACGGTGAAGGCGCAGTTTTGTAGGGAGGCAAGACCAAGGCGGTCAACTGTAGATGTGCCTAGTTGCCACAAGAAGCGACCAGCAACGGTGCCTTTTAGCTCCAGTAGGTATTTCTCTAGTCGTGCTTGTTCGTCAGCGTCAAAGTCACAACCAAGCTGATTGTTTGCTGCACTGACCACCCTCCCTACCGTGTCTTTAAATTCTTCTGTAGCACTGTTAGCATCACCCTCGTTTAGTCGTCGCGCATAGGTACGCTTGTAGGTGATGTAGCCAATGCTTGACCACGGTGTTTCAATTGTCATCAAATTCTCCTTCTAGTTTATCAAATTTCTCTTCTATTGTGTCCATGAAGGCATTAACAATGTCTGTACTGTTCAGGTTCAACAGTTCAACAAGTGTTATTTCGTCAAGCTGTTTTAGTTTTTCTGCTACTTCTAGTATTGTTAGTGCCATACACTTCCTTTAAGTAGTTAATTGAGATGGGCATTTCGTCAAAAGACCCATTGACCACCTCGTTTAACATCCATACACCACTCCAACTCCCATTGGTTTGGGGATTTAGATAGGATTCGTCGTGTTGATAATAGATGCCACCAAAGATGCCTGTCACCCTAGTGCCATCTGCCTTCCTGCTATAAGCTATCGCCCTGTCCTGTACGTGCCCCATGACGCAACTCATGTGCTTCTTTGCGAGAAGCAGTTGCGGTGAGGACACAGGACGCCCCATGACACCACTGGTGAAATAGTGACTATAAGCAATGCCATCAATGACCACCACTTCTAGGAATGGATACACCTCCCACCCGTGCTGCACAAGGTTGAAGTCGTTGAAGCCAATAAGTCCATCTAGCTTCCTGTCACTGTTGACAGCACGGTCGATGCGTTCCTCGTGGTTGCCCAACAAGAACACCAAGCGTGGCTTCCATGCCTTCAGTTTGCGGCGATTACGTCTCTCAATTTCAGCCCTCACAGGTGCCATAAATGCGTCCATAGCGGCATTACCTGCTGCAATGTCCTGCATGTATGTCCTGCCCTCAAAGGCTTTCTTACCAACATCATAAACAGACAGAGACGGCATATCCCAGTGGTCGCCCAAGTGGACAATCACTTCAGGACATTTCTCTGCTGCGTACTGACCAGCCCATGCTAGGTGGTCGTGGTTGTTACCCGGCTTACACTGTGTATCAGGAATTACTAGATGCCGCATTACGCTCTTCCTCGTCAAGTCCTAGTCCGTTCTCCACTCTCTCCACCACGCCGTGGTAGCCAGTGCTCTCTAGGAACGTACAAAACTCTAACAGGACGTGTTTCCATTGGATGCCGTCAGGAAAGAAGCACCCGTGGTCAATGTCCTTACGAGGGAAGAAGCGGTCGTATCCGTCAACCTCTTCGTCTGTTGAATAGTGAAAGCGGTAAGTTTGCATTGTTCATTCTCCTTCTTTGGTGAACAATAGTGGGAACTCTGATTGTAACACAAGTCTACATTGTTCTGCAACCTCTCTGTGTTCTTTTTGTGTGCTTGGGTCGGTTCGGACGTCAATGTAATGTAGCCACGAACGTATACTTCCAGCCATGTACATGCGACTGGTTGTCAACCCTTCAGGCAGCAGCTTACGCGCCACCTCCTTGGCTATGCCGTGCTCCAGTGCTCGTTCATAAACAAACCGACACTCCTTCAGCACCCTGTCCTGCATCTGACGCCACCACTCCTGCTGGTTCGTGTCCTCAATGGGTAGGCTGTTCTGTCGGTTCTTGTCGTCCTGCGCCCGTGCCTCTGAGAACTCATAGCCGTCTGCTACAGCGTAGCGTTGACTAAACTCTTGGAAGCTGAAGCTGCGGTGACGTAGCATTTGACGTGCAATGTCACGTGTTGTTTCAATCTCCAAACAGGCATGAACCATCTCAAACGGCGACCAATGCTTGTTACGCATCAGGTAGCCAATTAGCTTCTCGTGTGGCGCATCAATTGCTTGGTTGGCTGGATTGCTAACCCGTGCCATGTAAGCGATGAGACGTTCCCCATCAGGAGTAGACCAAACTTTTTTAACTCTCACGCAGCCTCCATATAAAGTCCAACATTACCCAGCGCATAACCTAAGAAGGCGATGCCCAGTCCAGTCTGTCCCTTGATGAACAGGTCACCAGCGACAACCAAATAAACTACACCAATAGTGGCTATTAACCAACTAGCCATTGTTTTTTTCCTTGAGCTTGGCTTCTACACGCTCAATTGTTTCCTCATACGTAGGCGCAGCACACCAGCCTTTTTCCTGCTCCGTCAGACCAACCCATTGCCGCTTTGGCGCAGGAACATCAAACCGCCAGTGCGCCATTTCGTTTCTGTCTTTATCGTACTGAATGGCGTCAGGTTTTAAAAAAATTGCTTTACCATCACTAAATTCATCCATAGTTCTTCTCCTTGACCTTGGCTTCAATGAACTGCACGAACTCAAACACAGTTGGGTAATCAGGTAGTTCCCAAGAGTCAACTTCTTCCTTTGTCAGCCCAACCCATTCATGTTCATTTTTTGCCGTTTTGTTAACACGTTCTGACGATGTGTCGCTGGCGTGTACAGGTTCAAAGTGTTCTTTCAGCACTTCAATTTGATAGTCAATGTTGTCATTGTGTTCACAAGTAAACAGCTCTCCTTTGTAAGGGTCGCACTTCTTACCTATCTCCAACTGCTGAATACATTCCTGAACAATCAACTTGGCGAACTTTTCTACAATGTGCTCAAACTTGTCTTTTGACATGCCCAAACCGTAAATATCTAGGTTGGATTCTGAGACAAGGTTTCGCAGTAGTTCGTTCATGCCTTCACCCCATAGTAGAGGAGAACAGTTTTAAACGCTTTTATATGGCGCTTTATCTCCCTTAAGTCCTCATTTATGTCGTGTTCAAAGATGGCTAAAGCGTGTCCACTCTTGCGCCGCTTGTGGTCTTCCTTCAATATAGCCAGTGCCTCCTTGAGATTCTGTGTGGTGATGTCATCAAAAAACTCAGGGCATGGTTTAATTTTCATCAGTTACCTCTAATCCAAAGCGTCTCAGGATTTCATGTTTGGTTTGGCGATGCAGCCCCACCTCGTAGGCAATGTTAGCACACTCCTTAACAACCAACTCAATTAGCCCTTCAACCTCTTCTCGGTACATAAAGTAGTGCGGGTCTTCTATTGCATCAGCAAATAAGTCACCAAAGTGATAGAGGCAATGGTATTCTTCTAAGTATTTTTCAATACGTTCGTTCATTGTGCAGCCCTTACTCTGATTGCTTCGGCACACCTAGCACAGGCATCGTTCCATTGGGCTTCTGTCCATGATGCTTGGTTGTATTCACAAGTCGTCGCACAGGCTTCACGCTCCTGAGCGATAGCTTCTTTGCGTACCAAGTGGTAAAAGTTGACCAGTGACTCGTCGTCTGCACCAGCCCAGTCAAACACGATACCTTCAGGTTTCCATTCCTCTTCATCCCACGCAATAAACCCAGCCTCTATAGCCAAGCGTTTGATGTTGGCATCCATAGCTGGCGCAGGAGGTTCTTCGTTGTCAGGGTCGTAGCGTTCGGCTCCATCAAGCCCAGCTTGGATAGCTGTCATGATACCCAGCCGTGCAAACGCCGTTATATATTCAGGTGCTAAGTTGAACATAAAGTCGGCGCTGCCGTCGTCGTTCTCTTTGATTAGGGACACTTCAGGTTTATTTTGCATTCTTCAAACTTTCATAGAGTTCTTTTTCCCAGCGATAAGGTTCTCTCATGTATTTCGGAGTTCCATTCTTCCAAAAGTATTTTTCTAAAATTATCCGTGCGCCTACTTGGTCAAATTCAATACCAAACTGCTCAATCTCGTCACAATCAATTGAAGAAGAGTGTATGTTATAGAAGGTTTCTAATATGTCTCGCAACCTAAACAAATCATACCCTTCAATCTCCTTGTTTTCCATACCGCTGCTTCCTTTCATTCTCGGTTTTGATTCCGTGACAAGTGTGGCATAGTACTTGTAGGTTGTCAAGTTCACAGAACATTCGGTTTATTACCTCTGTCCAGTCGGTGAGGAGGGCTTCCACGCGCTTAGTTGGGTCAAACACTGGTTGTATGTGGTCAACGTGAACCTCGTCAGATTTGAAAAGACGCGCACACCCTGCACACTCGTACACTGACCTGCGCTTTCCTGTTGACTTGTCCACCTTGAACCCACGTTGTGCTTCCCTCTTTGCATCATGGAACACTCCCCACTTACGCATCGCTGCGCGTAGCACTCCAACAATAAAACTCTTAAACCTTGCTTCAGTCCACTTTCCGTTGTTTCTTGTTCGCTCGACTCTTTGGCTTGTCTTCTTTGCTACTTTCCTCTTTGGCATCAGGCACCTCGGAGGTACTGATATAGAAGCTGGGCAAACCCTTCCACAAGTTTTTCATCATGGTCATCGGTGTTCCCCATTGTGTAAAAAATGGCATGTACCAACTCATGGCAAAAAGCCTGTTCGGTTTGTTGTTTTGACATTCCTTGTCTGATTGTGATGGTGTTTGTATCATTGTCGCATTGTCCTAAATCTGATAGTGTTTCTGAAAAAACCACACGCCAGTCCATACCTGCTAGTCTAAACTGGGTGGGCACCAAAGTTGATTCCTCTCTCGCCTTAGCCATAACAACCTCCCGTTTTCAAGAACTCTCTCTGCGCCCAGTGCCTCCACACAAACGGCATACAACTCTTGCTCTGTCTTGGCGCTGCCCAGCATCTTCTCTGCCTTCTTGTCGCCAACACCGCGTATACCTTGTATGTTGTCTGCTCTGTCGCCAGTCAGTATCTGCCTGTAGAAGAAGCGAGTCCCCTCTTCGGCAGTTACATAATACTTGTCTTTCTTCACAAAATTGTAGTGCCATCCAGCCACCTGATTGAAGTCTTTGTCAATGGAGACAATTATTGAATCATCCCCAAGTTCTGTGGCACGTATAGCAATGAGGTCGTCTGCCTCTTCACCATCTGACACCACAGCACCCCAAGCATCAACCATGTACCCACGTAGAAACTCTAAGTGGAGTGGCTTTGCTACATCTTTCCTGTTCCCCTTGTAAGGGACAGTGGTTGCAATCTCGTTACGGAAGTTGTGTTTCCCCGTCAAAAACAATTCATAGGTGGAGATGTCCAGTTCGCTATAAAGTGTTTCTTCCAATAAAGAAGACAGCGTGTATGCTGCCTTCTCTTCTGTCTCATCTTGACAGGCAAACCCTATTCGATAACTGAGTATGTCAGCATCAACTAGGGCTGTGGTCATTACAACATTTCTTCCTCTTCCTGCGGCTCAGGCACGTATTCCACAAGCTGCTTAATAACAACGTGGAAGTCGTTAGCCTTAGCGTGTGCCGTTGGTGACACACCGCTGCGCTTATTTACTTTCCACTCTCGTGAACTCAGCGCCTTGATAACAGCCACGCTGCCGTTACCAATGGTTGCAGGGTCGATTTCATTACCATCCATGTCTGATGCACGAAACGGGTACATGCTTTTGCACACGATAAACTTGCCGCGATTGTACTGGTCACCATCCTTTTCTTTAGGAGTGATGTTCAGTTCGCTTTCTAGACGTTGAACGGTTACGTCATCAAGGTTTCCCAGTTGCAATTCATACTTGCCATCTTCAGAGAACGCAGTGTTTTTCTTTGTCATCTGATGAGCAAAAAAGAGTTGCCCTTGAACTTTGATGTATTTCGCTTTTTCCATGTTGTTTCCTTTTCTAAGGAGTTAAAGAACCATTATTATACACTAAGTTTTCAATTAGTGCAAGGGGGATGAATCGGTTGTGTCGTACAATTTACTGTAGGCATTGATTAGCATGTCTAATACTAAAGTACCCTCTGAGTGAGGTGAGTGCCATAGAATTAACCTATTATTCTTACATCCTATCACAACCAAGTCGTCACATTCAAGAAACTTCTCTGCCAAGTCGTCAATGTCCATTAGTGGGTGTCCTTCCAAGTCTTACCAATTTTGTATTCGCCATCCAATGGACAACGTAGCTTAAACAACACACCAGCAGTTCTGATAGCCACCACTGCTTGTTGACCAACAATGTTCGCATAGGGTGCTGGTGTCTCAATCTGCCATTCATCATGCACGTTGGCGCAAATCCCAAAGGGAATGTTTAACCTGTTCAGGTCACGCCACAAAACGCACAACGCCTTCTTCATCACTAGCGCACCAGCACTTTGGAGTAGAGTGTTAAGGGCAGCATGTTGACTTCGCACCCAAACTTTTCTACCATCCAGCCCCTGTATCCAACCTTTACTTGCCTTCTCTTTAACGTCACTCTGTAGACGAGCGAGGGCGGGTGTTTGGGATAGAAAACGCTCCTTAATTGCTTGTCCCTTACGAGCACTACCACCGATAATCGACCCAATTTTTGCGTCCCCCGCGCCATACAAGAAAGCATAGATGAATGTTTTCGCTTTAGGTCTGTCAGGGAGTCCTGCCGCTTCTTGGTTCTTCGTGTGTATGTCCCCATTGAGTATTTCATTGGTGTATTCCTCATCGTTCATGTAGTGTGCCAACATACGCAACTCAAGCCCTGATGCGTCTGCACCAACCAGCACCCAGTCTTCCTTTGCACTGAAGCATTCCCTGCACTCTGCGCCGTACTGACTGCTAACACTGGGCACTTGCGCCATGTTAGGCTTGAAGTGTGTCATACGTCCTGTAACGGCTCCGTTGGTGTTAACGCGTCCGTGTATCTTTCCATCCTCTTGCACTTCTTCAAACCACCCTTTGAGCAGTCCAATGCGCTTTTGGATGAGCAGGTATTCGTTGAGCAGCTTTGCTTCGGGCTTGTCAATCCCTTCAAGGACTTTCTCGTTAACCACGACATTGCCCTTATCTGTGCTTTCATTAAACTCCACACCAATTGTAGCAAGGCGTTCAGCAATCTGTTTACGAGAAGCAAGATTGAAAACCTCCACCTTATCTTTGAGACGCTTACCTGTTTTCTCACTATAACGCTCCGTAACAATCGGAGGGAAAACCTCTTGAAGTTCTCCTTCAATATCAGCCACTCTGCCTGATAGTTCAGCCAATAGCGCCTGAGCCTTCTCTGTATCAAACGTAAAGCCATTGTCCACCTGTTTCTGTACGATTGCTGCCACCCTGTGTTCCAACTCCACAGATTGGTCACTGAATGCTAAATCTTTCAAGTCATCATTTAGGTGCTTGTGCAACTTGACCAGCACTTCCACGTCACGCTTGCAGTAGCGTTGCATTGCTTCTGTGTGTGGGTCGTTGAAGTGGGCTAGGTTGTCCTTGGGAACATCCCTGCAACCTTGTAGCCGCCAGTAGAGACGCGAATAATCAATCTTCTTCTTGCCCAGCCTTTTTCCCCATGCGTCTAGACTGTGACCGCCTTCTATTGATGGATTGAGCAGCCTTGAGAGAATCAACGTATCTATCGCTTTCATCAATCCAATCTTCGTCTTCCACAAGCGATTTAGGATTGGCGCGTCGAAACCAATCAAGTTGTGCGCCACTATCTTGTCGGCGCGGTCGAGTAGCGGGCTTAGAGTGCTTGGCTCCGTATGACATTTATACTCCTCACTTTCTGTGTCATAGGTGTAAACACACCACACTTTTGTAGGGGGAACGTTTGTCTCACAATCTAGATAAACTATCATTGCCCATATTTCCTGTAAAACTCAACAATGGCTTTCCAGTCTCTTGTGTATCGTTCATTGTCCGTCAAACTCCACTCCCAAGTATTGATGAAGATGGAACCTTGTACGGCACACCACTAACGCGCACCTCTGTGTCCAACTCTTTGACCAGTCGGTTTAGGTAGAATTGTGCCTTCTTGACATCCTCTAACCCATTCTTGTGATTGTACCGCCACAAGTATTTCAGGATGTTGCCTGTTAAGTAGGCAGGGAATCCGTCACCCAGTGCAGCCTTGATTGCCTCAATGGTTTCAATGCCGCCTTGGTTGTAGTGCGGTGGGTGGTTCACCATGTCCTCATGTGTTGTGCCGTTAAACATATCCTGATACTCCTCAATCTCCATTGCCAATGATTTCATAGATGCCATTAGAAGTCCTCATTGATTGGTGCTTCACTCAGTATACCAGTGCTGCGGTCGTACAGCAACCCAAAGCGTTCAGCCGTTGCCCTACCAGTGAATCTGTCCTTCAAAACCCTGAACGTGGTTGTCTGCCGCATAACAGGGTCTTTGTGCTGCTTGTCCCTCTCCAGCCCGAACATGTAATGACTCCACCTAGCAATGGCGCGACT